GAGGAACACCGCATACAATGCGCTTGTGTAAAATACTTCAATTTGAGGTATCCGAAGTTGAAAGGTCGACTATTCGCCGTACCAAATGGTGGTAGACGTGATGCTGTAACAGCATCAAAACTTAAAGCCGAGGGTGTAATAGCCGGTGTATCCGACCTGATCCTATTGAAAAGCAATCGTGATTACGGTGCGCTACTCATTGAAATGAAAAAGAAAGGTGGCTATCAATCCCCATCGCAAAAACAATGGCAAAAGATGATCTGTGAAAACAGAGAATACAAATATGTTGTATGCCATTCGCTAGATGATTTCATTCGTGAGGTGGATGAGTTTCTAAAAAATGCAGAATTATGGGACGAAATGTAAAAAAAGGGCTCGACTATTTCCCTTTTGATGTTGACTTTTTTCAGGACATAAAAATAAGGAAACTGATCAAGTACCAGCGTGGCAAGGCTGTCACTGTATATGCTCTCCTGCTTTGTCTTATCTATAAAAATGGGTATTACATGTTGTGGGACGAAGAGTTGCCCTTCATATTATCGGAACAAACCGGTTTTGAAGAAGCGTATATACAGGAGGTCGTCAGATGTTGCCTGGCACTAGGGTTGTTTTCTAAAGAACTCTTTGATAAGGAAAAAGTTCTCACTTCAATCGGAATACAAGAACGCTATAAACGAATATGTGATGATTGCAGAAGAAAGTGTGAATTTTCAGAGTTTAACCTTATTTCTTCCGAAGATAAACGCATTTCTTCCGAAGAAAAGCCCAAAAACTCCGCAAAAAGTACACAAATAAAAGAAAAGGAAATAAAAGAAAAGAAAACTCCTCCTCAAACTCCCCCTAGCGGGGTCGTTTCGTCGGACAGAGGAGGAAGAATAACTTCGTCTCCTTCTTCTGAAAAATATTTTGATATTAAGGCAGAATTGCGTGGTAAACCGGGTATAACAGAAAATGACGTATGGGAAGCTATGCGCCTTGCCGAAAACGGTAAAGAATCATCTATCGGCACAGGGGTCATCAAACAATGGCTAGACAATCCCTCAATGTGTGACTTCTATATAATCATCCAAAATCTACAGAGAATGGAGCGTGAAGGACAAATAAGGGTGATGTCTCATGAAAACTACTTTGTGTATGTTTTTCTGCTAATGAACCTGACAAAATCCGATGCTGATTCAGTTCGCCTATATATCCAAGACCCGACACTGTTCGAAGAATGTAAAAAGCTGATTGCCGAAATTAAAAAAGGCGGCATCAACCAGCCCGGCAGATTCCTGCTCAAAAAGTTGAGAGAATGTCAAATGAGTATTAATAAACAAAATCTAAAATGAAATTAGTTCATGGCAGTTTATTCAGCGGTTTTGACGCCCCCAGTATTGCAGCTTCATGGATGGGATGGGAAAATGCCTTTCACTGTGAGATAAACCCTTTTTGCAACGAGATACTAAAATATTGGTTTTCTGATTCAGAACATTATGAAGATATTACAAAAACAGACTTTAGTCAATGGAAAGGAAGAATCGACGTCCTCACAGGCGGATTTCCTTGTCAGCCTTTCTCCCTCGCAGGCCAGAGAAAGGGAGCGGATGATAACCGTTATCTCTGGCCGCACATGCTCCGTGCTATACGAGAAATCCGACCCGCTTGGGTTATTGGTGAAAACGTTGCTGGAATCCTCACAATGGTTCAGCCCGGCAAGGAGACTGAAGTGGGAAGCCAAACCTCTCTTTTCGGAGAAGATAACCGAAAAAGAATATTGCTACGACAAGAGTATGTTGTCGAAACCATCTGTAAAGACCTTGAGCGAGAAGGATATTCCGTCCAACCGTTGCTTATTCCGGCTTGTGCCGTCGGAGCGCCCCACAGAAGAGACAGGGTGTGGTTTGTTGCACGACTTATTACCGACACCGCGTGTCGTGGAAGTGGTGGAACACCCTATGAAAGCTGCCGCGAGAACGAAAGACAGGACGGGTACGAAACTCAACAACCTATCTTCAGGAGCTACGTTCGGACTGCTTCCGACTCCCAATGCTCGGGAAGCGGACAAATACAGCAAAAAATACAATCCAAAAAGCCAAATGGGTACCGCATTAACAGCAATGGCAGTAAACGGAATGTTGCCGACTCCTACAAATTCAATGGTGACTTACCAGGATTTCATTCAGGCAGGATATCACAGTTCGAAGCGTCCGGATTACGGATTGATCCCAACACCTACTGCGAGTTCCCATCACAACGGATGCTGCAAGGAGAGAAAGGACGGTACAAGCAGAAAATCCGAACTGAATCATTACATAGCCGCTCAAACTGGGAAAACTTCCCTACTCAATCCCCTGTTTGTCGAGGAAATGATGGGCTTCCCTTTGATGTGGACAACCTTACCATTCCTTTCACAAAGTGGAGACAGGAATCAGTCAAAGGATACGGAAACGCCATAGTTCCGCAGGTGATTCTTGAAATTTTCAAAGCAATTGAAGAAATAGAACAATTAGAGTAAAACTAATCAGAAATGAGTAAAATAATTATAGATGGCAAGAAATATGAACGAATCAAAGTTAAGGGGAAAGAAAATTGCAACGATTGCGATTTAGCAAAAAATGTAAGAAGTTTAGCCTCTGTGCCTATTTGTTGGCAGGAAGGAAACGAAAAGATTATAAAATATTGTGAGAATCACCCTGATGTAATATACAAAGAAGTTAAACCATAACAAATATAAAAATGAGCGAAATCAAGAATTTAAAAATAGGTGACCTATTCTCTATTCGCAAAAATGGAATAGTGTATGAGTTTCTCGGATATTGTCCGATAGAGAACCTCCCTATTGCTTTTAATCGCAATAAGTATGAAACAGTATATTTTGAAGATGAAAATAAAAAAGTCTATATGCAATGAAAATAATAGTAAGTTTTTCCGGTGGTAAGGATTCGCAAGCCTGTTTAATCCAGGCTACCAATAAATACGGAGCCGATAAAATAGAAGCTGTTTTCTGTGATACTGGTTGGGAGCATCCCGAAACCTATCAACATATTAGTGACGTGTGCAAACAGCTTGATGTTAAATTAGTAGTTTTGAGAAGCAAGAAATATACTGATTTTGTAGATATGTCTATCAAGCGCTCCCGGTTCCCGTCTTCCCAAAGAAGGTTTTGTACTTCAGAATTGAAAATTAAACCGATGATTGATTACATTCTCTCACTTACTGAACCTTGCGTGATTATACAAGGCATCCGGGCAAAGGAAAGTGAAGAGCGTGCTAAACTTCCCTATGAATGCAATTACTTTGGGGAGTATTACGAACGCATTAAAAAGAATCGCAAAGGAAAGATTGTTGAAGTATGGAAGCAGGATTATCGTAGAAAAGATGTACTTAAATGGTGTGAACACTATGATGCAAGCGTTTCCCGTCCGATTTTTCAGTGGTCGGCACAAGAAGTAATAAATCATATCTTATCTGCCGGACAAAAGCCAAATCCTTTGTATTCTCGTGGATTTTCCCGTGTTGGTTGCTATCCTTGTATTATGTGCCGAAAGCAGGAAGTCAAACTCATTTCACAAGAAGAGTTCGGGCGTAACCGCTTGATAGATGCAGAGCAAAGGATGAAAGAAGAAACTCCAAAAGGTTCGTCTTTCTTCTCACCCGGTTACATCCCCAATCGCTTCTGCAAGAATAGAACTTACCCAACAGTACAGGAAGTTTTCGAGTATGTGAACCGTAACGATGTCGGTATGGATGATATGTTTGAGCCAGAAGGTGGATATAGTTGCATGAGCCTTTATCATGGACTTTGCGAATAAGAAGTTTAATTCAAATCAGAATAGAAATGAATACAACCTTTGAAAAATCGGCTAATACCACTGATGAATGGTACACACCGAAGGAAATTATAGACGCATTAGGAAAGTTCGATTTAGATCCATGTGCTCCGGTTAACCCACTTTGGCAAACAGCAGAAATCATGTACAACAAGAATCAGGATGGATTAACTAAAAAATGGATAGGCCGGGTTTGGCTAAATCCTCCTTATTCCCGTCCGCTTATTGAACAGTTTGTTAAGCGTTTGGCAGAGCATGGCAACGGAATTGCATTACTCTTTAATCGTTGTGACTCAAATATGTTTCAAGATATCATTTTTGAGAAAGCCACGGCAATGAAGTTTCTACGTAACCGGATTCGTTTCTTTCGACCGGATGGGACCCGTGGGGATTCGCCCGGTTGTGGTAGTAATCTCATTGCTTTTGGTGAGGATAATGCGGAGATATTAAGAACTTGCAATATTGCAGGTAAGTATATTAGAATCAATTAGAGTAAAACAGAATAGAAAGGAATAAATTATGCAATACATATTAACAGAACAAGAATATAGAGCTTTAACCCCTATTAGTGAGGTAGATAAACTCAAAGAAGAAGTACAGCTTCTGAATGATAAAGTTATGGAGCTTAGTGAACATCCATGTGGAAGTGACGCAGATTATAGAAGTATAACCTTTTATTGCGATGATTGCCCGATTGGTACATTGGGCACTGGAACTTGCACAAAGAGCCAACATTATTCTAAATAACCTTCAAAACAAATTAGTAATGAGTGAAACGAAAATCATATTAGATGCCTGTTGCGGTAGCCGGATGTTTTGGTTCGACAAGGAAAATCCTTTGACCTTGTTTGCTGACATCAGAGATGAAGAGCATACTCTTTGCGACGGTCGAAGTCTGAAAGTTCATCCGGACATCGTATCTGATTTTACCGATATGCCATTCTTGGATGAATCCTTTAAACTGGTAGTGTTTGATCCTCCCCATTTGCTAAAGGTTGGTAAAAATAGTTGGTTAGCCAAGAAGTATGGTAAACTTCCTGAAGATTGGCCAAGATTGATAAAGAAGGGCGTAGATGAATGCTTTCGTGTTCTGGAAGACTACGGAGTTCTGATTTTCAAATGGAATGAGGATCAGATAACAGTTAGGGAAGTATTGAAGGCCATCAATCGGCAACCACTCTTCGGCCATACTACCGGAAGGCATGGTAAAACCATGTGGATGTGCTTTATGAAGTTACCAATTAACGTAAAACAGAATAGAATGAATATAGAAGAAGCAATAAAAGCCATGCAAAGTGGTGCTAAATTAACCCATAAATATCTTCCAGCAATGGGTACTCAATATCTATATATCATAGATGGAGAGTATGTAGATTCTAAAGGCTATATATTAAACAAGGTGGATGTTGAAACCCGCCTTAAAGCTAACATATTTAAGATTGGATGGCAGAAAGTTTACTAATAACTGAGTAGATATGAGTAAAATAGATTTAAACGCCCTCCGTGATAGGGCATATAAAACCGCTTGTGAACACGGCTTCCACGATCAAGAATTGAGTAACGAGCACTGTCTTTGCCTTGTAATATCCGAACTAATGGAAGCTGTGGAAGCTGATAGAAGGGGAAAGCGTGCTAATGTTGATTGGTTCGAGAAGAAAATCTCAACCAGTCGTATTTGTCAAGGGTTAGACCCTGACATTCCCAAAGAGCGTGGTTACGAAGTTGCATACAATGAAACAATCAAAGGAGCAATAGAGGAAGAGTTAGCTGATGCTGTTATCCGCTTACTTGACCTTGCAGGACTTCGAGGGATAAGCCTTGAACTTGCCAACGGAGATATTGATGACTGTATTGAAGATATGGCAGAAGCCTGTAAAGACGAAACTTTCACCGAATCAATCTATTCCATCTCTACACTTCCTGTTAGATATGACGGAATATTTGATTTTCCTACAGCCGTGAATGATATGATACTATCAATCTTCGGGCTTGCCAAGCACTTAGATATAGACCTGCTTTGGCACATCGAGCAGAAAATGAAGTATAACGAACTCTGTGAAAAGATGCATGGGAAGAAGTATTAACTCTCATAACAAATTAGTAATGAATAAGATATTAAAGCAAGGTGAGATATATAAGTATCCCAAAGGTACAAAAGTGAGAATTAAAGATAGCGTACAATGCCATCAACAATACCATGACGGAGGTACTCTTATCTTTCAAGATAGGAAAGATGTAGATAAAGGGGAATATCGTGTAGGCATTCAAGTAGAATTAGGAGTTTGTTTTGATTTCCATCCAGATGATTACGAATTGATTAAAACAAAATATGAATAAAAAAGAAATCATACGAACCATTAGAGCTTTTAAGAAAGCCCTAAAAAAAGGTAGTCCTAAAACTGTATGGAAAGCCAGTTGCTGGGACATTCACGAAAAGCTATACACTGTTGATGAGATAGCCGCCCGTTTTTTGCGGAGGAAAGGTTATAATGTACAAATTGACATATCCGATAATACAGAATGCCCCTCTTATTCGTTCGGCTACATACGATTCTATCGTTATGTAAGAATCTGTTTTAACCAATATCAAAACAAGAAGTAATGAAAAAAATGCTACTAATGTGTATTGTCCTTACTCTAACAGTAGGGTGTAGAACAAAGAAGGTTCCATACGCGACTTTCAAAAGAGAATATAAAGAAAACCGCTTCACAAAACAATTTCAACAAGCGGATTCAATGTTTAAAGAACAATATAAATATAGATAAATAATGGATGCAAAAACACACTCTTTACCAAAGTTGTCCTGATGCGCAAAGCGCAAAAAGAATATTTTAAATGTCGTACTCAAGCTAATTTACGAGTTTGCAAAGCACTCGAAGCCGAGATTGACCGGGAGATTGAACGTGTTAATAGCATCATCCCTCCTCCCAAACAACCGAAACAAAAGAACTTATTCACAGATTAAAACCAATAGATTATGAATTCAACAGTATTAAAAGAAATCATTGCGTTCCTCTTCGGACGCAAATATTATGCCAATATTGTAGCTACCAAAGGTACAACCAAACAAGAAATCTGTTCTTACATTTTTGCAACAAAAGAAGCCGCTAACCGGCATCGATTGGAAATCGAAACAACCTTATCGTTTACTTTTGTCGAAACAGTTACCTTTCGTTCTCGTCGAGTACATCTCAATGCGTCAGTAAAAAGTTAAACTACAAAAGCTAATCATTCATCATACTTTCGTACTATGATTATCAGTAAGTTAAAATTATGGTGGCAATCACTTCTGTATTATGTGATTGCCGACCCTGCCGACAACTCGATAACGCTTTCCAAACGCTTGTTCTTGCATATCAAGAATAATGCCAGGAAGAGTGATGCAGCGCGTGTATTCGTTTTCCGTATTTCTGGAGACGATACATTCGGATTCATAATCAATCCAGTTATTGAACAAGCAACCCAAATGTGCGATATTCAATACAACGACAAGTATAAATGTATAGGATTTGAAACGCTCTGTCCGTCAGTCGGCCGCATCCTTTATGAATATGGACTATCCGATAACTGTCGAGTAAAATTGTCCGTATCAATTCAGAAAACTCCACAAGGAAAAACTTATTATAAATTCGACAAGCCAAATGCAAAGTATATTAGGAAACACCCGAAAAGCTGATATCACCTTTTACGCATCAGGAAGGATAGATATTAGTGCTCGCGTCGCAAAACATCTCCAGCTCTCACGCGGAGATGTTTTGGACATAATGATTGACCAAGATGAATTTTACCTTTACGTTAGACTTCGTTCACCAAACGGGAGGCATGAAGCGATGGTATTCCCAACGAATAAGGCAGGAAATCATTTCAGAACTTCATCAAGCAGACTTTGTACAGCAATTCTCCAAGAATGTAAAGCAACAGCTAAAGCAAGATTATGTGTAGGAGAACCAACAGAAAACGAATACGGTAAACTATTACCAATTATCACTAAATACCTTTTGTAATATGATAAAAGAGATTAAGTACAATGGATATTCTGCCAATCCATCAGATTACGAATGTGCAGATGGTGACTTGTCAGTTGCAATGAATCTTATTCCTGAAGATGGAGTATTAAAAGGCATTCAAAAGCCTCAATGTTTATTTACTCTCCCACAAGGAAAAAAAGTGATATACATACACAACATCTCGGTATATAAACATTACATAATTTACGATACAGAATCCGCCGCCTTACAATGGTTATCCTCTAACGACACTGATAAGCAGCCCGAAGATATAGTATCTATTTCTGGAGAACTCTATCAGGTAACATCACTTGGAAACACATTAATCATACTCACATCTGAGGGCATAATTTATGCCCTCTACAAGTCAGGAACATATGTACTCATGGGAAGTAACCCGGTATTTCCATCGCTCTCTTTCCGACTAAGAGCATCTATGGGAAACTCGGATATGTTATCTGCAAGTTTCCCCGGATTTACTCCGTCTATTATTCTTAATTCACTTATTCTCTCAATAGAAGCCAGCCAAGCTGTAAGAGATACTGTATTGGCATTTACCAATAAATATACCGCCGATGCCAAAACAGCAGGATTATTCCAATACCCATTCATGATAAGATATGCCTACCGTATGTATGACGGAACCCTCAACTACATTTCATCTCCAGTAAAAGTCTACCCATCATATGGCATACCTTATCTCATACATTATACAGGTTATGAAGTTAACAATGGTCTATACACCAAATTCAATATGGTTGTATCGCATGTTGCATCAAAATTATATTACGAGATAACAAATTTCGATGAAGTGAAAGAATCTGTAGCCGAATGGGGGGAATTGGTTAAGAGTATTGATATATTTATCACTCCCCCACTCTATACTGTTGATCAGGACAGTATGTGCAAATCAATCTCCCCATATGCCTATTTGGGACCAATGGGTGGTTCGTCCGCATTTTTAAGTTATTGCGCTAACTCCGGTAATGAGAATATCAACGGTAAATTAATATATCGATGTCATAATGCAAGTGAATCAATCAATTCCAATCAACTTTTCTTTGGAATGTCAGGTAAATCACTTGTAGATGATGACTCTTCATTACCTTTCTACCTTATCTCTTCCATTGACGTAAAAAAAATACAATCGGGTGAGAACATTGTTTCTATTGAAAATGGTGCTCTCAATTCACTTGAGGCAAAAGAAGTAATGGAGGGTGACAGCAATTTAATGGGAACAATTGTCGCAAAACATGCATTTCCATACAACGCACGTCTAAATCTGACCGGAGTAACTATTATCCCTCCGACATTCCCACTTGAATCTTGTTTTCAATATGCTAATGGAGAGTATGATAACGAAACTAAAAAAGCCGTTGAGAAAACATATTCTTATAAAGCATACATCTTCATTGAAGCCGAGAAACGAAAAGTTATGGTACAGTTTCTTTCCGGTATACCAATGAATATCGTTGATTCATACTTCTTTTATCCCAACATCAATGCAAAAGAGCTTATTATTGAGCGTATAGATAACAATGGAGTAAAATCCTATTCATATAGCAAATTACATAAACATGAAACACTTAACGGAGTATACGGAAGTATCAACACGAGTTTCTCTAGTACCCCCGATATGAGCCTCATTACTGATACAGAAATCGGAATCCCATATCCAAATAAAATATATACTTCTGATGTAAACGATCCTTTTTCATTTCCCGCTCTCGGAGTCTGCACTGTTGGAACAGGTACAATCATTGGACTCAGTTCAGCCGCAAAGGCTTTATCACAAGGCCAATTTGGTCAATTTCCTCTTTACTGTTTCTCTACTGATGGAATTTGGGCCCTCGAGGTTTCTTCTACCGGTTCCTACTCTGCCCGCCAGCCTATCACACGTGATGTGTGTATTAATTCCGATAGTATAACCCAGATTGATAATGCTGTACTATTTGCAACTGACCGTGGTATTATGCTTATTAGCGGTTCTACAAGCCAATGTATTTCGGATATTTTGGACAGTGAATTGGCTTTCTCTATCAATTCTTTACCCCATTTGAATAAATTGGTTAATAATACAAGATTTAATTCAACAGAATTTCAATTTCTAACTTTCCGCGAATTTCTAAAAACATGTAGGATGATTTACGACTATATACACCAACGTATCATCATTCACAACCCATCATGTACCTATGCTTACTTATATTCAATGGATAGTAAGCAATGGGGAATGATGCATAGTAACATCATGAGTGGTTTAAACTCCTATCCTGATGCACTCGCTATGACTTCAGATAATGATCTCGTTAATTTCTCACAGCCTGATAACACAATAGAACCTATTACTGCATTGGCTGTCACTCGTCCGTTCAAAATAGATGATCCAAACATGTTCAAAACGATAGACACCATCATACAACGCGGATATTTCAAGAGTAGCCATGTCTCACAAGTTCTGTATGGCTCAAATGATTTATTCAACTGGCATGCAGTATGGAGTAGTACCGATAAATATATGCGAGGCTTCCATGGCACACCATACAAAGCATTCCGACTTGTACTAATATGCAAACTAGACAAATCTGAAAGTTTGTTGGGGTTTACCGTCCAATTCACCCCCCGTATGCTTAATAAACCAAGATAACTTACATAGGTTAGTTTTTTTCATATTAAGGTTAAGAAAGATTGTTAGCAAAAGAGCCGGAATGCGTGATGCACTCCGGCTCTTCCTTTTATCAGAAAGGTTTCAACTTTCGTTTTATTTTGCCTTTTCTCGACATTAGCGATGTCTGTATCTTAGCTCTGATACTCATTATCTTCTCCTCCCAATTAGCCTTACTACTTGGATTCGTTATACTCATCCAATCTGCAAGTACCTTACAGATAAGATACTCGTGTATCAGATGTTTTAGTAGCTTCACCGTAGATAAAGAAAAATCCTCCGGTAAAGTGAGTACAATATGATATTCTTCGGGAGCTACAAGAATATCATCAAGAGCTTCCTGTTCGTCCGAGATTTCCTGTTTGGTATATGGATATAGCATTTCCACACATTCTGCATGGGTAAGATTGAGTACACGTGTAACCCGGTTCACATTACCACTTTGTCCAATGTCAAACACCTGATGCCGGGCATGTTCATTCTCCGTTTCCATAATATCACCTTCCACAAAAGAGCAGTTCTCTACGTCATAGAGTAACTCTGAACGTTTGAATGTCAGCGTTACTGTTTTTGTCTGCTGGAGTTTCTTACAACAATATCCCATGAGAATACATTAAGAATAAGTCGGTCTTTCAGGTCGGCTACGTTTATAAAGCGCACGCTTTACATTCTCTAAACTTATCGCCGAATGCTGTACGTATGAAGCTGCATCTTCCGGGTTGGTAATGGCAAACCAATCTCCCAAAGCCATATCTACAAGGTAGGCATGAATACCATTGCCCAACGCATCAGCCGAAGAGTTGTTATAGTTACTCGGCAACTCGAATGCAAGTTCTAGTACACCATTATCATCAATTTCTTTTGCAATCAGATTGTTGCTTGTACTTTTGTCTTCTGAAAGATACTCTCCAAGCAGACTCTTCAAAGATGAAAACGCATTTGCCAATGAACGACGGATTTGATAGCTGTTTTCCTCATCATCACTCGCTTGCATATTAGAGGCGGCTTCATAATTCTTTTTACCCTCTGCCTCACGCGCCTGCCCGGTCAAGTATGCCTTGTTCTGAATATCATAAACAAGCTCTTTAACCTGTTGGGTCACTGTCAATGTTTTCTTGTTTTCTGCCATAATAAATAAAGATTAAAAATAATTCAATTGTACGTAGGACGTATAGGACGTTTTTTAAAAAATGCCTTACGCATGACGTCCTCCATATAGGTAGCCGCTTCCGTTGCATATCCGGTTGCTTCTTCTTTATTGGTAAATGTGTACCACTTTGCCGTAATATTCATAACAAAAAACGAGAACAGACTACGTTCCATACTTTCTGTTAAAGCTTCATCAAACGAACTTGATAACCCCAACGAAAGCTGATATATCCCCTCTCTTTCGACTTCGTTAAGAAGTATTTTTTTCAAGCTATTACAAGCAGTGTTTTTGCTTTCATTCCAAAAACGCTCTAGCATACTCTTATCCTCATCCGTTGTGAAAATACGGTTGTATGCGAGTTCGTTGTCCATCTTAGCCCCGGTATAAGCTGTGGTCTGTGCCACTTCTTCATATACACTTTCTTTATTGACGGTTAAAGCAATATCTGTCATAATTAAAAATTGAATAGATTACATGATACACCAACTCCAATATATGGTGTAAATTCCGGCACCCCTCTTAATGCTATTCCATATCCAATTTGAACACCAACACTCCAACGTTTCTTCCTCGACCTAGGATAGCAGTCGTTAATGGTTACCACTTCATGTTGCGAATGTAATACCAAGCTGTCAAGTTTCGGGTTATATCCGCTTACGTATGCCGTATATAAACTATCCTTGTATACCTTTTTGGTAATAGGAATAATCACATCTACACTATCCTCTGATACAGATTCATGGAAATTTTTCACGATTTTCGGAAATTCTGATACGCTTTCAGGCAATTTTTGTACGTTTTCCGGCAATTTCGAGACTGTAGGAAGACGTTCAGTAACATATCGAATAACAAAGCTGTCTTTAGGAATGGGCTTATAAAATGGTATTGTATCAACATAGGTTGTTCTTGTTGTATCTCTTGTTTTCTGTTGCCTACTTGCAAAATGTACTACATTCATAAACAACGAAGCAAGAAATACAATCATAAACAACACTACTGCAATATTCTTAAGTTTTCCCATACTTGG